TAACATATCGTCCATTGCTAGAGACGTAGCTCTATTAACAAACATCATGTTTTCTTCAATAGCTCCTTGCTTATCAAACTCAGCTAAGATAGCGTCAAATTCAGCTAAATCAGTAGCAGCGTTAACACCAGTAACACCAGAAGTTAAATTACCTCTTGTTTCAATAGCAGAGAATAAACCTTCTGTACCAGCGTCGTTAGCGGCGTTTGTAGTTGATCCAGGTAAAATTGTAGAACCTTGAACTTCAGAAGAAGTAGAAGCTAATTCACCCTCTAACATTGCCATTTCAACATAGTCAGTAAATCTAGCTCTTGTGTCAGCCTCAGCTTTTAAGTACCATAAGTAACCTGATTGACCACCTTCAGAAGCAACTTCAACCCAACCAACTCTAGCAGTATCAGAACCAGATACTTCGTAGTAATCCTTCATGATAACTGGTTTGTTAGCAAAAGTTTTGAATTTAGGTTCGTTAGCACCTCTTTGGTCTGTAGTGTTTGTAGTACCAGCAGCAGCTCTATAGCTATCACCTTTTCCAAACTCAGAACCATAAACTAATATAGTAGTTGCTTTCGATGTAGTGTTTGCTGATAAAGCAGACTGTCCGTAAGGTAAAACATCAAGAACAGCTCCGTTAACAACAGATACTAAACATTTGAAAACACCATCAGAGTTAGATACAATAATAGTATCATTAACTCTAATACCGTGACTAGCAGCTGTAAATCCAGATCCAACGTTACCATCAATATCATCTTCAATTGTTACCTGAGCGATATTAGATACACCAGAACCAGCGTCAGCACCAGCAGTTGCTGAGTTAACGTTTCCTTTGTACGATAAGTGTAGTCTACCTTGCTCTGACCAAATAACTTGATCAGCTTGCATAGACTCTTCAGCCCCAACTTTTGATAAGAAACCTGAAATAGTTCTCGGTCCGAAAACTTCAGCTTCTTTCTCCATTAGGTCTGGTAAATATTGTTGAGCCCAACCCATATCTTGGTTGAAGTCAATGTAGTTTGTTGATAGTGTTGCTTTTTGTGAAGCGGCTACACTGTTCAACGAACTTCCTGCAGTAATTGCCATAATTTTGTAATTTTAAATTGTTATTTATTTTTAATTTTAAACTTAAAATCAGGACCATCATCATTTAACACTCTAGCGGTAAATCCACTAGTATTTTTATTTTCTGAGAAAGATTGTCTTGGCTCCATATCAATATTCTTGGATTTCGCTATACTCTCTTTCAAAGCGTCAGCCTTGCCTTGTTCGTAAAAGTGATTCGCTACCATATCTGGATTCATCGCTGCGAACAACGATTTGTGATAACCAGCCGCATCTTCCATAACATTTTCTTTATTCAAAAACTTTTTGATAAAATTGTTAATGTCACCTTGATTTTCTTTGATAGCGTTAGAATCTTTTACATTTAATCTAAATCTTTTTTCCCCAATATTATATTCAAAACCTTTGAATTTATCGTTAAATAATCGATTTGTTTTTTCAGCAAACACATTAGCTTGATTTTGTCGTGTTTTTAAATCTGTGTCTGATTCTTCGTTATACTTCTTAAAGAAATCAATAGCTTCTTGTTGCTCGTTAGTGAGCTTGCTTCCGCTCTTGATGTCTTCGTAATATTTGGATTTTACACTTTCCAAGTGTTGCTTTGCTTCGGCAACTTGCTCCTTCAAAGCTAATTTTTTTCTTTTTATATCTCTTTTTTCGTCAATATCTTCGTCAAAAGAGAAGTTATCTTCCATAACAAACTCTATCTCTTCTTCTGATAAATGTGGTTTAGTTTGTTTGTAATACTCTCTTAACAGACTATTGTTGTCTAATTCTGAGTAGTCCTGATTAAGAGTTACGTAATCATTTAAATCACCACCCGTTTCATCCATGAAGCTCAAAAGCTTCTCGATATTTTCTGGTAATGGTTTTCCAGTTTCTTCAGATTCAACTATAGCGTCCGCAACAACCTCTTCAATTTCTTCTATTTTTTCTTCTTGGGTTATCTCTTCTACAACTGGAGTTTCTTGTGTTTCTGCCTCCGGCTGTACTTCTTCTTGTTTTTGTGAGGTGTCGGTGTCTTCAACGAGTTCAACCACTCCTCCGTCGTCAACGTTGTTTTCAACAGTTTCTTTTTTGGTTTCATTGGTTTCTTCTGGTTTTTTTGTTAAATCAACTTTAGTTATAGTCTCTACATCTTCAGCTGGTTTTTTCATGTTAGTCGTAACTTTGGTAACATTACCTTTCGTTTCGTTACCAGTAGGTTGTACCTCTGGTTTTTCTTTTACTTTTAATTTGCCAACCTCGTTATCCACGATTGGCTCTTGTTTTTTTTCTGCCATAATAAAATATTATATAATTAATAAAATTGTTTCTATCTAGGACCAAAACTAGACAAATCACTTAATCCTCCTAGTATATCATTACCTGATGACTCGAAGTTTTTAGGTGGTTTATTGTTATTTCTTTGGTCAATAAGCTCGCTTTGTTGTGTTGCTTGTATTTTTGTTCTTTTGTCTTTACGATCTTCTTTTTCTTTTTCTTTAGATTTACTACCGTCAACCTCTAAACCTTTCAACTGCATGTTGTATTGAAACTCTAAGGCCATTAATTCTTTTTTAATGTTAGCCTCTTGTTGAAGTTTTTCAGTTTCAAAGCCTACTTTAGCTTGCTCAAGAGACATTTGGTTCTGCACCATCGCTTGTTGTTTTTGAATTTCAGATTGAGCAGCCGCTTGTTGAGCTTGAATATTAGCTTGAGATTGAGCTTGTATATTCTCTTGTTGCATTTTTTGATCTTTTGCCATTTTCTTTCTCCTTCTTATTTTAAGTAGTTGGTTGGCTAATTTAAGATTTTTGATTTCTCTAAGATCAATAGCGTCTTCTAGTTCTATACTCTGCTGCGCTAACGCGGCTTGTATATTGGCTTCTAATATCGCTTTCTCTTCGTCGTCTGGTGATAACTCTATAAATATACCGAAATCATACAAGTATAAATCTGACATTTCGTTTAACGTAGCAACGTTATGAACACCAAGACTTTTTACAAAGGCATCTCTAGTTGGAGAGAACTCTATAATATCAGATATTCTAAGCGATAAACATTCGCAAGTAGACCTTGTTAAAAATAATCCACCCTGTAATATATGTCTAGTCGCTGTGTTTGAATTAGCCGCCGCCATCTTTTGTACTCCCACTAAGGCTTTTGGATCTGGAACACTAGCGTCTCTAGCCTCGTTTAATCCCGTGGTATCTCTTATCATTTGTAAATAATAATTATAATTACCAATAAGAGATTGCATTTTTTGTCCACCAGCGCCACTAGTTATTTCTTGTATAGGTACTTTACCAGGATTCATATCACCTTCAGAAGTAAAGCTTCTACCTATCACCGACCCAGTTTGGAAGAACATGTTTAAAGCTTCTTGTGGATTGTAGTTTGTTCCGTTACCTAAATCAACCTCAGCCAAACCGTCAGCATCTAAATAAACTCCATCTGGAACCATTCTAGACATTACTTGTTGTAATTTTAAATGTGTTAATTGAATCATGTCAGCAAAACCTGTTATTCTGCTTACTAATGACTCTATTCTACCCTCGTACATACGTGGAGCTACTATAGAATAATTCATTTTTACTTTAGTAAAATTACTCTTTGAGCGCATCATGTTTTTAGACATTTCCCACTTTAACAATTTTTTTGTTCCCAAAACTAAGGCGCCCTCATACAAGCATTCTATAGATCTTGATTCTTTACTAAAGTTTTGTGATTCGTTTGGATTAAATGTGTCATCTTTTTCAATAGCTTTTTCAGCCCCAGTAGCTGTTTCTTTTATTTTGTAAACTTCATTCATGTAGGTCTTATAGTCAAAGTACAAAACTCTAACTTTATTATCGTCTCTTTCTTCGTTTACATTTTTATAAGTATTATAGTTACCTATATTTTTGCTGTTGTGCGATGTTATTTCTTTTAGATCTTCTTGCGTTAAGTGTGGGAATTGTTTTTTAAGTTCGTTAACAGGTATGTTTTTAACTTCTCCAACGTAATACACGTCTTCAAAATAAGGTGATTCAGAGTGTGAATAAACTAAATTCTCAGGATCGACATATTCAACTTTTGCTCCTTCAGACGTGTTGAAAGAGGTTTTCACAGCGCCTATACCTAAAACAGTTAGATCGTAATAAAATCTCTTTTTAATCAACTCGTACTTACTCCCCTCTAATAATACGTTTAAAGCTTGTTCTTCTGCTATCTCTACAGCTTGCTTGTAATTAATCTGCATATGAAGATCTAATTCTTCTTGAGAGTCTGGGAGTAATTCTGTTGGTGTGTTAAAGAGATCCATTCCAAACCTCTCTTTAACAAAAGTTTTTAATTCTTTTTGTCTCATATCTTCCATGATGGAGTTCATGTATTCAGTTCTTTTGCTAACTCCATAAGGATCTTGTGTGTAAGTTTTTATATCGTAAGTTCTATTTGCTATTCCGTTTACAACAATATCTACAAACTTAGGTATAATGGGAACTGGCTTCCAATCTAAGTTTAAATAACTTAAATCACCATTAATAGACAATTCGTCTTTATATTTTTGTATTGATTGTTCTCCTCTAGCGTACAGTCTTAATTGGCGAAAGTTGTTCCTATTGTGTACGTATCTACCACTGTAGTTGTCTTTGTCAAACCATTCTCTTTCTATAGCCTGAGCTACCTGAAGTCCATAATCATAACTTATTTTTTCTACATCACTAACTACTTGACTTGGAAACTGCTTCATATTAATTTTTTATTATTCTTGAAGTATTACCTTTGTTTGAATACTTAGCAATACTTATATTTAATTTTGGTTTTTCTATCTTCGCGTTTGGTCTATACAAATGTCTGTTGCAAGCCATAATGGCTAATCCAGAGCTTATAGATGCATCAAATTTTGTTCTTTTCGTTATATCAAACCTACTCCAATCGTTTAAGGTTTCGTTAAAATATATATTCCCGTAAACCCCATCTCCTAAATGCCCCACGTGACTTTGAATATACATCTCGATAGCAGCCGCGTGAGCTTGTTTAATGTCTTCACTTGAATTAGGTATTCCACCTATTTCTTTTTCTGTTACAGATAACTTATTCCAAAGTTTGTCAGGCCTGTTCATTGAGTAGCCTCGATAACCTCTTCTTCTTAAATGATATAACAATCTAGGCTTGTTGTTCTCACAAAGAAGCGGCATACCGTAAAACACCAACGCCATTAACACATCTTCGAAGAATATATCAGCCGTTTGAGGTCGTGCTACATATTCTAAAAACATATGATTAGGTGGGCAATCTTCCATTGAAAACTTCGTTAATCCGTGTAAAGCCCCATTTGATCCTTTACCATCCACCGTTCCTGATATATCGTAACTATCACATCCAAAAGCTCCCATATGTTCATTTGCAGGATACTTAATACCATTTTTTATAATAATCTTGTTTTGCATATGAATTGGTGGAAACCAACTTACCTTAAACCTACCTTTAGGATCTGGATAAAATATAACTTGTGTATCTTTTATGCCGTTAGCCCATTGAAAGTTACCCGTGCTTATATTGCCTTGAGCACCTATTCCTTCGTTATAATCTATTTGTTCATATATCTTAACTAGATTAAAAATACTATTCTTAGCCTCGTCTCTAAACGCATGCTCTGTAGTTCTTGGAAACTGACGGTAAAACTCATTTAAACCGTCGTGATCAGATTTTAGTCCTTCGGCCTCGTTATTCCAGTGCTCTATTATACCTACATCAATTAATTCGCCATCTGGTCCGAGCACATCATGATCTGGACTATCGAAAACTGGATATCCGTATTCATCAATAAATCCTTCGTAGTTCCACTCCATTGGGATAAAAAGAGAATATAAACCAGATTTTGTTTGTCCATTACGATTTCTTGAGGTAACGTCTGAAGCATTGTATAGTTTTTTAAAGTTGTCTCCTCCTTTGTCAAGGGCGTTAGAAGTTGAGCCCATCATACACTTTCCTACTATTCTACTACCTAATCTTAAACAAGTTTTTGTAACCCTCCAATTGTTTAATATATTATCTGGTCTTTCCCATTTACCACTTTCATCATGAACTAACAAACTTAGTTTCTCCCCATCATAACTATTGTCTCCCGTGTTCTTCCAATCAATAGTCGTGTCTAATCCTTTAATATCTTCGAGTTGCTCGTTCGACGTGATCTTCTTTCTCGTAAACTTACTAGCGGGTACACGATAAGCCAACTCGGATTTTGGACGATCCATTCCATCTTGTATAGGTTTAAAAAAGAACGGATAGTTAATTGATATAGGAACAACCTTGTCTGTAAACATTTTTTTCGCATCTGCACCAGTTTTTGATAATATACCATATCTACTATCACTTGATATAGTGGCTAAATTAACTGTTTCAGCAGAAGACATAAAAGAGAATCCAGATCTTCTGTTTTTAAGATAACACATTCCGTAACATCTTTTGTCCGCTTTACAAGCTTCCCAGAATATAAAGAACAATCTGTTTGCTTCTCTAAAATCTGGAGCTCCAACATCAATTTTACTCCATTGTAAATACATATAGTGCGTACCAGTTATCCAGGTTGGTTTACCATTATTCATAAACCAGAAACCCTCCTCTCGTCGTTTAAATTCTTCGTCTATGTAATCGTACCATTTTTCTTTATTGCTTTCCGGATAACTCCTCCAATCGAATATGTTTTTGATCCTCTGGAGCTCTTTAGGATATTCCTGCTTAACCCACTTATTCTTTGGATGCGTATATACTTCTTTAGGTGGTTTCGGTAGCGCTATAATTAAATTTTGTATCTCTATAATTTCACCTATAACTCCATTGTGTGATAACACAATTAAGTCGTGTTCTTTATTGTAGCCGTACTTCCACTTCTTACCTCTATTCATTCTGGTAACAGTGGTTCTTTTTATCGGTTCAACCGTATTAACTAAACTTTGCTTGTACATTATTTAGATCTACCTTCTGCGAATCCTTTAAAGACTTTTTTCTCTGCCTCTTCAGGTGTTTTGC